GGAAAGAACAAGATAAGGATAACTTTATTGGACTATACAAGAATTACATTCTTCGGGTAGAACAGATGGGACCACAAAAATGGTGGTGGGCAGTGTATAAGGATAATGAGGACTTATGTTATGACAACCCTTTTATAAGAAACGCTGAATATGGAAAAAAACTTGCAGAACAATGTGTCCGAGAGGACGAAAGTGGGAGTTAGATTCCCTAATGAATCTTTTTTTGAGGAAATAGAAATTAATATTGTAAATTTTAAACCCGATAAACATTTTTCTGACGAAATTTTTGGGTGGTATAACGGTACTTACATCTCAATAAAAAAATAGCATTTAGTCTTTTTTATAATATTTATTATAAAAATTAAAGATTATGTTATTAAAAATTGGTTCAAACGGAGAAGATGTAAAGAAACTCCAAGCAAAATTAGGATTAACTGCCGATGGTATTTTCGGTAACGGAACTGCAGCCAAAGTTAAAGAATGGCAAGCATCAAACGGATTAACCGCTGACGGTATCGTTGGTGAGGGAACTTGGTCAAAGATGTTTGGGGTTACGACTCAACAATCTCAGGTGATAAAAGAAGATGTTGTAATTCCTGTTAGTTCAGAGTTTAAATTACAGAATCTTAAAGGACATATTCCTGACGCTGTAATAGCTCAAATTCCTGATACTGCTAAAAAATTCAACATTACTAACCCATTAAGATTGGCTCATTTCTTGGCTCAGTGTGGTCACGAGTCAGGTGGATTTAAGGCGGTTTCTGAAAACCTTAACTACTCTGCTGATGGTCTTAAAAAAATCTTTGGTAAGTATTTCCCTGGCAACCTAAATGAATCATATGCAAGACAACCTGAAAAGATTGCTTCTCGTGTTTATGGTGGAAGAATGGGTAATGGTGATGAATCAACAGGAGAGGGATTCAAATTCCGCGGCAGAGGCTACATCCAATTAACTGGAAAACAAAATTATACAAACTTTGCAAAATTCATCGGTGAAGACACAGTTGCAAATCCTGATTTAGTTGCGACAAAGTATCCGTTATCATCTGCGGCTTTCTTCTTTGATTCAAACAAACTTTGGTCTATCTGTGATAAAGGTGCTGATGATGCAACTGTAACTGCGGTAACAAAACGAGTTAATGGCGGAATTTTGGGGATTAATGACAGAATAAAACATTTTAATGAATATTATAAATTACTATCTTAAAGTCCAATCGTAAAGTGAATTGTCGTATATTTATTGTATATGGATTACAAGAAAATATACGACAATTTTATGCTTGATAGGTTAAATAAAAAACCTGAAAGACTATTACTTAAAAAGACAGGTGTTTATTTTGAGGGACATCACATAATACCTAAATCAAAAGGTGGTGATGGGAATAGTAATAGACCTAAAAACAACCCGAATATTGTTTTATTAACTGCGAGAGAACACTTCTTAGCTCATTGGATTTTGTGGAGAATTTATCGCGATAGGCAGACAGCATTATCCTTTCATAAAATGATGTCAATCACTAAAAGCCAAGACAGAATATCCTCATCAAGAGGATATGGAGAAGCAAGAGAGGCTTTTAGGTTAACTAATATTGGAAATCAGTATGGTAAAGGAAAACCTAAAGTAGTAAGTGACGAGCAAAAAAGGAAACAATCTGAAATTATGAAAGGTAGGTACGATGGTGAGAAAAATCCGTTCTATGGGAAAAAACACACCCAAACATCAAAAGAAAAAATTAAAAAAAGTAGGGAAGGAATTAACAAAGAAATGATATGGAATTACAGCGGTACTAAAATAGTGTTAAAAGATGGTGAAATCGTAGGTGTTTTTGAAAATTCTGAAGATGTCGCCAAATTTATAGGGTGTAGTCATAGTAATGTAAGACACGTTTTATCCGGTAATCAAAAAAGTGCTAAGGGATATCAAATTAAACATTCAAATAAATAAAAATGAATATTTATAGAATATGAAAAAATTTATCCAAAAACAAATTGCTGATATTAGAAAGTTTTCATTTGCTGAGATGACATCAAACTCAAATGGTAAGACTTCAGGTAGTGGTACTATGGGAATATATATCGTCATAATTGGAGGTATATGTTTCCTTATGGGAAGTATTGATAAAATGTTTTTAAGTAAAGATATTGATGTCATTACTCAATCAATCATTTATACAGGTATAGGTGCGACATTGTTGGGTTATAGAAAATCAAAAGATAACAGTGAAGTAATTGCTGATGAAACAAAACAAGAAAATAATGATGAAGTTTCTAACTAAATATTGGAAAGAAGTGACTATTGGATTAGTTTTCATTTCTATGTTAATTGCAATTATCGTATTGTTTAATAAACCACAAGTTACTGTAACTATTGAAGACACTAAGAGAATTGAGATGTTAAGAGACTCAGTTAATGTTTTAAACAGACAGATGAGTGATTTAAGAGTTGCTTATGATAATAAACAAGGTGAAGTAATCACCAAAATTAAATACATTAAAGAAGAAAATGCTAAAGAAATTAGTAATCTTGGTAAGCTTAATCTTGTTCAGCGTGACAGCGTTTGGTCAAGTTTTGAAGCCCCATAGAATTGTATACGAAGGTGACACAGGAGTGTTCTTCAATAAACAACAAGAGTTACTGTTGTTAACCATTATTAAAACTGAAAAGTCCCAAAAGAAAGAGATTGAACAGTTATATATTTACAAAAATAATTGTGATGACCAACTATTAAAAGAACAAAAACATTCTGAAGACTTAAATCGTGCGTTTACAAGTATGGAGACAGAAGCTAAAACACAAAGAGATAAGTACCAAGAAGAGGTTGTCAAACATACTGAGACTAAATTGAAACTTGAAAAACAAGAAGGTAAAGTAAAAACCTTTAGAAACATTGCAATTGCTGAGGGTATTGGTTTAATTGGTATACTTTTTTTAGTTTTACGTTGATTATATAATCAATATTTCTTATTAATTATTTTATGAAAATTTTAGTAACAGGTGGGCTCGGTTTTATCGGGTCCAATTTTTTTAATCATATGAAAGAAAAATACCCAAACTATGAGTTGGTTATTTTAGATTCTGAAACATATGCGTCAGATAAGAAAAATATTAAAGACCATTTTAGAACTAGAATTATAAGTTTTGATATTCTTGAAAGGGACAGACTATTCAAGTTTTTTGAAAATTATAAATTTGATGTTGTGGTACATTTTGCTGCTGAATCACATGTAGATAATTCAATTAGTAATCCATTAAAATTTGTTAATACAAATATTGTTGGAACTATAAATTTATTAGATGCTTCATTGAAAAATAACATTAAATTATTTTATCACATATCAACTGATGAAGTTTTCGGACATCTTGGACCGACAGGTTCATTTGATGAAAAAACATCCTACGACCCAAGAAGTCCATACGCGGCTTCAAAAGCGTCTTCTGACCATTTTGTTAGGGTTTATTACCATACGTATAATTTACCGATTATCATTTCGAATTGTTCGAACAATTATGGGCCAAATCAACATGACGAGAAATTCATACCTACTGTCATTAAAAAAATATTGAAAGGGGAAAACATTCCAATATATGGTAATGGAACAAATGTTAGAGATTGGTTATTTGTAATGGACCATGTTGATGCTATTGATAGAATATTACATAATGGTAAAATTGGTGAAACTTACTGTGTTGGTGGAGATAATGAAATAAGTAATATTAGATTGGCTAAAATAATTTGTGATAAAATTGATAATTTAAAAGATTGGGAACAAAATTCTCATGAGTTAATTACTTTTGTTGAAGATAGAAAAGGGCATGATTTTAGGTACTCAATAGATTATTCAAAGTTAAAAAAGACACTTGCTTGGGAGCCAAAAACTAATTTTAGTGATGGAATTGATATTACCATAGATTATTATGTTAAAAAATTTGGTGAAGAAAAAAATTTAAACTAAATTTGTAAAAAATAAAAATATGAAAGGAAGAACATCTTTAATGGATATCATTTTAGTTAGTGTTATTGGTTATTTTGTTTTGAGGTCAATTAAGTTACTCAAAAATGACCCAAATAATGCATCTGCAGAATCCAACGTAATGAAAATGTTGGAAAAAATATCAGACAAAATTAAGTAAAATCAAAAAAAAGTATTATCTTTGTAAAATGAAACGAGGAATAAAACTAATTCACCCTGATTTTGGGACTATAATTGATAAGGAGTTTTCGGACAAAATACAGTTCAAACTTTTTATGGATTTACTTAATTTATCATTAAACAATGATAGGGTGTTCAGTATATATGATGGTAAAGACGATTTATTCCACATTCCAAACCACATAGTTAAACAATCAATTATTTTTACTTACTAATATGAAAAATTTACTTTTTATTTTATTTGTTTTGGTTGGATTGACTTCATGTGTTAAAGATGAGGAATATAATACAAATATTTCTCCATATCAGAACTATGATGTAACTATTGATGAAAGTCAAATGAATGTACCGGGATTTAGTAATACTACTTGGGTTATTACTCAAATAACTTACACTAATCTTATCTCTGAGGAAAGAACTGATACATTAACATTTACTGTTCAAAATAACTACTCATTTAATAGTCAACCATCTACGTACTATTTTTACTCAACTCCATCCAACTATAAATTGGAATTATATGATACACCTTGGGGTAATTTAGTTGGTACGTTGTATAATTACAATATGAATTATGGTGTGATTGAAGGTTTAACATTTGTTGATTTGATGGATAACACTAAAACTTATAAAGTTTGGATGTATAAATTGTAAAGTCTTTGTTTTACAAAGTGGTGGACTGACTCTATCCGAGTTGGGCTCTTACGAAGGGTGTATTTTTACACCCTTTGTTATATTTATATGATATGGCTAAAATTAAAATTACACAAAAACAATTAGATAAGATTAGAGAGTCTATCGGTACCAATCATGATGGGAACAAGATGACTAAACAACAATTGTTCACAATTGCGACTCTTGCTTATAAAATGTGGGAGAATCTATCTGATGACGACCAATTAGAGGATTGGATGACTTCAAAAGTTGCTCAGACCGAACAAAGTATAATTGCTGTCACTAAGGCTTATTTTTATGATGAGGTTGAGGAGAAAATTGATGGGATGAAAACTTTGAATCCTGGTGATATTGTTATTGGTCAATAATTTGATTCTTCACTAATTCCGCATTATCTTTGTGGGGTGAAGAAGTATATCCACGTAAATCAACACAAAATAAGGGATAACAAAAAGAACAATACGTTAGACCCTGTCATTACCATTAAAGAAGGTAGAAAGAACACATATTGTTCCGAGGTTGAAATCTTGGGACCTAGTCGTGTTGTGTATGGTGGTAATGATAAAACATTACTATCTTGCGGTGCTCGTGTGATTATTGAAACTGAATCTGAAATAAATATAATACGATGAATAGAAAAACTAATGAAACTGATTTGACAGGTTTGGTAATAATGATTATTGTTTTCACAATTACACTTTTGGTAACTTTATTTTCAGTTTAATATGGCAACATTAGAGACACAATATTGGAATTTTTTAGAAAAAAATCCTAAATCTACTCTCACATTTGAGGAGTGGAAACAAAAATGGGCCGATGATATGGGACCCATATTTGAGAAATTAAATAACCCTCCAATTGAATGGAACTTGTATCAGAGATACGCAGATAGTTTTATAGGTTACGAGGACATCCCAAGTTTTGAATGGTTTAAACACGAACTAGAAAACAATGAAAAGTTCAGGGAGAAGTATGGAGATGTTGATTCAGTATATTGTCCTGTATGTTCGGGATGTGGTGAAGATGGTTGTTGTAATGCGACAATGTGTAAAATGAGTCCTGATGGACATTATTGTGAATCTTACTTAAAAGATTTGAAGGTTGCATATAAGATGGACGAGTGGTTTATGTTGAATTTGTACGAATCATTGACTGAAGAACAACGGAAACAATATGATGAAGTTTACGAACAAATATTAGATGAGGTATATGGAAAAAATTGATAAGTTACACGATGAACTTGAAGAGTTTGAAATGGTTCGTTATAGAATGGAGGCTGAAGGATTCCATTACTGTTTCAAACATTATTCATCATTCAAAGAAGTTGAAGATGAAAAGTTCCACGAACTGAGAAGAAAGTATTTGGAGATATCTCACGAGCTTGAGGAGTATGTTCATTCAAAGATTAACACATTGAGAGATGAAATTGATGGATTGGAAGACATCATTTAAAATTGCGATATTACATCCATTCCAAATGGTGTGGAGTTTCTTTGATAACGACGCTCACCGTATTGTAAGTAAAATAGGTTTAGAAATATTAAATAAGGAAAAATAATATGACACTAGGAGAATTTATTAAGAACTTTAGTCATAACAACATCATTAGGTTACATTACAAGGAACCTGGTGGTAATGGACTTGTATTGAGAGATTGGAACGATGTTTCAATGGACCACGAAATACTAAAAGGTAAAGGTAAGAATAGACATTACATCAATAATGAAGTGGTAGGTCTTGCATCAATATATCTTAACTCTGAGAGAGGACATCATTATCCTGAGGCAATCAACATTGTAATTGAACAATTGGAAAATCAGCCTTATATTGAAGAAACTCCTGACGATACTGAATTTAATACTGAAAGCGGCGACTGATATGAGAAGTAAAACAGTAGACAGAATCCTTAAAGAAATGGAGAACGACCCTTGGCATGTTAAGTTAAGAAGGTGGTGGAGAGTTAGACTGCATGTATGGATGTGTAGAACAAGATGGATTTGGGATTTAGAATATGAACGTAATATCTTTAGAAAGAAGAAATAGAAAGTTATGAGTAAAGAACAACAAGAATTAAAATTTGATAAGGAAACTGCGGATGGACTTTATCGTATATTCTGTGGATTAAGTAGAAGTGTTTATACAAATGCTGAAGTATATGATGAGGCAAAACCCAATATGGAAAAAGCATATAATATGATACTTGAATGGGGAAGAAATAATTGTGATGATATGCGGGGTGAAAAATTAAAATAACATACAACGATAAAACAATAGAAAGTTATGAATAAAGAACAACAAGAATTATTGGGTGATGCGTATA